ATGAACCTCACCACCGAAATCCCCTACGCCGACCCCGACGCCCTCCTCCAGGCCCGCGCCTTAAAAATCCTCAAACCCTGCCTCGATTACTGGCTCGATGAACAAACCCTCTACCTCACCTTAAATCTCTCCCGTCCCCACGTCCCCCGCGCCCAACTCGAATCCGCCCTCCGCGAACTTCGCGACAAAGCCTACATCGATTTCCGCGTCGATCCGCTTTCCCGTCTCACCGAATGGCGACTTACCCCCTCCGGCCGTGCCTTGGCCCAACCGTTATGAATACCAACCAACCTGAGCCCGCTTCAAAAAGCCCGTCATCCCGAGCGGAGGTGAGCCAGCCGACATCTTTCCCCCACGAATCCAATCGAACCGCAGTCGAGGGACCTGCTCCTCTTCCCGGAAAATTGGAATTGCGCAGGAATGCTTCTCTCCCCCAACACAGCCCACCGCTCCCTGATCTTTCTGCAAAACCTTCCCCCAATCCCCTCCTCCTCCTCCCGCAGGAACAAAAGGAAAACATCTTCATCTGGCTGCGCGAAGGCTCCGATCACGATGCCATCAATCTCCGCCTTCAGGATGCCGGCTTGCCTGCCGCCACTCGTCGCGAGATCGATCAATTCTTCACTGCCTACGCGCATGAACGCTGGACCCGCCGCATCGATCGCGCTGCCGAGGAAGCCGATGCTCTGATCGCGCTCGTCCGCCGCAGTCCCGGTCAGATTCCCGAGGCCGTTCTCGCCGCCCTTGGACAGGAAGCCTTTCGCCAGATCGCCAGCGGTAAGGTCGAGTCCGCCGATCTCGCCCGCTACACCTCCCTCTTCCTGCGCGCCCGCGAACAGGACCGCGCGGAGCGTGCCCTCCAGCTTCAAAACGAAAAGCTTCGTCACGATCGCCGCAACGCTACGGAACGCGCCCTCGATGCCTTTGCCCGCGAGCTTCCCCAGAACCCCGCCGCCTTGGCCGCTTTCCAGCAATTAAAAAATCAACTCCTCGATCAAACCGAACACATGGAGGAAATCCTATGAAAAGCTCTATCCCCTCAACCGCCTCCGGTAGCCGTCGACCTCCGGGCAACGGTCCTTTTTTCCAAGGTAGCCCGCGATCGCCGAGCGCGGGTCAACCTTCCCCGGTCCCCTCCGAGGTAGCCGCCGATGTCCCCATCGGCGGATCAGCCCCGCCTTCCTCCATCGGACCTCTCAGCCCTCTAAGACTCATGCTCCCCGCCCTCTCCCGCGTCTCGCGCCGCCTGACACGCGCCCAACGCACCGCTCAACCTCCAGAAATAAAATCTTTCATCGATTTCCTCCAACACCACGCCCAGGTCAAAAGCGGCTCCGGCTACATTCCCTACCATTTCGCCGGACGCGAAGCCCTCCGTCCCATCGTCGAGCGCCTCGACCAAATCCTCGCCTCCGGTCAGCCCGACGTCTCCCTCGCCCTCTGCGGCGGTGCGCAATTCGGCAAGACCGTCCTCATGCTCAACCTGCTCGCGTACCTCGTCGCCGTCCGCTTCCGCAACGTCGGGTATTATCTACCGGACGACGATTTGGTCTCCGGCCTCGTCGATGGAAAGCTGAGGCCCGATGTCCTCGACCAGATTCCCTGGCTCGCCCGTCTCCTTGCCGTCGGAAAAACCCTCAACGCCTCCGGTCGTGCCGTCAATCGCAAGGGCGCCTTCCTCTGCACCGACGGCAAACGCACCGCCCTCGCCTTCATGCGCGGCCTCGGAAAAATCCCGACCTCGTTCTCAATGGACGTGGTCATCCAGGATGAAAAAGACGACCTCCCGGATGAGCACGCCCGTTTCCTCGCGGGACGCATGACCGCCTCCAATCTCCGCCTGTCCCTCATCATCGGTACCCAACGCTATCACGGCGCGGGACAAAACCTGGCCTTTACCGAAGGAACGCAGCACATCGGACTCGTCTCCTGTCCCGGCTGCGGAAAGCGTCATAACCCCGAAACGTCATGGCCCGGCATCTGCCGCCTGGTCACGGAGAATGTTCCCCAAGACGAGTGGCCGCGCCTGACCGTGGAAGGCCATTTCACCTCCGGTTCCCCTGTAGCGGCGGTCTATGACCGTCGCAGTCCGGCTCAAAACGTCTCTGGTAGCCATCGACCTCCGGGCGACGGTGCCTTTCCCCAAGCTAGCCCGCGATCGCCGAGCGCGGGTCAGCCATCCCCGCTCCCCTCCGAGGTAGCCGCCGCACGCCGGGCGGCGGTCAGCCTGCCTCCGGTAGCCGCCGCTGTCCCTGGCGGCGGTCAGTTGCCCATAGCCTATGCGCCAGGTCAGAAGTTTGTGCTGGCGTGTCCGGATTGCGGTGCGGAGTTGGACCGTTCTCACCCCGTCTGGCACGCCCAGGCACCCGAGCGCGAAGCCCAACGCAAGTGGAGCTACCGCATCTCCCAGCTTCTCATGCCCGATATCGATCTCGCCCAAATCGTCGCCGCCTGGCAACTCGCCATCCGCGATCCGGACCAGATGACCGTCTTCTGCACCGACCGCCTGGCTCTGCCCAAATCCACCACCCAAACCCTCACGCCGCATGATCTTCAAGCGGCCCGGGGAAATTACGCGCTGGGAATGTCGGGCAGAATAACGGAATTACCAAATTTTACGGAATTAACGGAATTTCAGGGGAGGGCAAATGCCTCTGCTTCAGTAGCTCTTCCTCAAAATTCCGTCAATTTGGCGAATTCCGTTAATTCCGTAAATGCTTCCCTCCGCTTCGGTGGCTTGGACATGGGCGACCAATGCTGGTTCGTGGCTCGGGAAGTGGAAGAAAAAGCGCCACACCAAGTGCGGCTCCTGTGGATTGAGCCGATCGCTGCGGAGCGGGTGCGCTCGCGCGTGCCGGAACTTTTTCGGCAGTTGGGTTTGAGCGTGCTTTGCGTGGATGCCGGCCCGCTACGCGATCTCTCCCGCGACCTCGCCTTCCTCCTCAACGATCTCGACGAAAATTCCGTTCCCTCCTCAACCGATCCTGCGCTTAACATCTCGTTCAGTGGTAGCCGCCACACGCCGGGCAGCGGTGCAGTTTCCGAGGTAGCCGCCGCTGTCCCTAGCGGCGGTGCAGCTCTCCAGTGGCACGCCAGCTCCGAAAAATGGCGCGGTCTCCGCTGCGCGCCCGTCGAATTTACCCAACGCGAAGGCCAGGGCCTCCGCCACAAACTCGCCCGCACCCAAGGCGGTCGCCTCTATCCGCTCATCGCCGCCAATCGCGACGAGACCATCCAACGCGTGATCACAGAATTGCTGCCGCCCAGCGAAACAAGACCACGCCTCCGCGAGCTTCCCGACGGCACCGCGGAACTTCTCAGCCAGCAAAGATTTCTTCTCCCCACCGCCACCGAGTCAACACGCGCTGTCCTCGAACTTTACGAACGCCACTTGCTCGCCGGTGCCCGGCAGGAGCGCACCCCCGATGGGCGGACCCTCCGCTACCTCGACAAGTGCGAAAACCATTTTCTTTTGGCCACGGCCTACGCGGCGCTGGCGGAATCGCTCCTTCCCTCTCGTTCGGAAATAGCGGTCTTACCCGCCATCCGTCCCCTCCCATCCCCGCGGGGCGCTCAACGTCGCCAAAGAAGCGTCATCGGATAAATCAGACCTATCAGACCCAATAAAAATTTAAAAATGAAACCAAGTTCTTATCTCAAAAACCTTCAACTCTCCACCAATTGGCGGGCGCAATATAATCCGCTACGGGGCTTGACCATAGCGCAGCTGGTGACGTTGCTGGAAGCGGCGGAGCGCGGCAACTACGTGCGGTTGCAATGGCTCTATCGTTTCGTGGAAAAGCGAAATCCGACGTTACGGGCAGTATTGCAACGGCGACAGGCATCGCTGACGCGACTCGACTGGGACATCCGGTTTCGTGCCGACGCTGCGCAGGTCGCGGCGAGTTCGAGGACGTTGGCGGCCCGGCAGGCGGCGGTGTTGCGCGAGGCGTATGAAGGCATCGGCAATTTGCGCGAGGCGGTGACGTTCCTGGCCTTGGCGGAGTTTCGTGGCTATGCGCATCTCGAACGGCATGTCGATTCGCGAGGCCGGACGACGCGATTGCAGCCGGTGCCGCAATGGTTCTGGGCCCGGATGGGACCGGAATCGCCGTGGCAATACAACGCGGAGGCGCGGCCAGGATTGCCGATGCCCACTGACCCCGTACTGGATCCCGCGCGGTTCATTTATCGGGAGACGGATTCGCCGATCGATGAGATTGCGGTGATCGCGCATGTGCGGCAAAGCCTGAGCCAGAAGGACTGGGACGGTTTTGTCGAGACGTACGGGTTGCCGCCGCTGTTCCTGGAGTTGCCGCCGGATATTCCCGCGGAGCGCGAGGCGGAGTACCAGGCGCAGGCGGAGGCGATCATCGGCGATGCGCGGGGCACCGTGCCGAACGGGACGAAAATCCACACGGTCGATTCGGGCGCGCGCGGGCAGAATCCGTTTGCGGAACATCTGCGCTACCAGGACGAGATGATCGTGCTGGCGGCGACGGGCGGGAAGCTGACGGTGCTGGCGGAACCGGGCTCGGGAACGCTGGCGGGTTCGGCGCACCAGAAGGCCTTCGATGATCTCACCGAATCCGAGGCCGCGCTGATCTCGGAGATATTTCAGGAACAATTTGATCGTCCGCTGCTGGCGAAACATTTTCCGGGACAACCGCAGCTCGCCTACTTCGAGCTCGCGGCCACGCGTTCGCTGGATCCCGACGATGTCATCGATCAGGCCCTCAAATTAGCGCGGGCCGGTTATGAGATCGATCCGGCGGAGTTGTCCGAGAAAACCGGCTACCGCGTGCGCTTGCGGAATTATCCGATTGCGCCGCTGGCGAAAGCGCCGAGCGAGGAAGAAGTGTCTTTATGAACCCAAGTCAACCTCCACTAAAAGGGTCCAAGTCGGGAGTGAGACTGTGGGCAATGCCAAAAAGCAGCATGTATATGGCTATCAATGCAACACCGATACCTAAGTTAAGAAAGCCTTTACCGATGCCGATTGATTCCTTTCGTGCGCCGCTGGGGGCACCCGTGCTGCAGCCGAACATGGCGCGAATGCCTTTGGCCAGCATGAGAATCAGCGCGAAGCAGAGGTTAACGACACCGATTACAAAAACCAAAACACCCGCAGAACAACAGCCGAAGCCGAGCATAAAGATCACGAAGGCGAGCGCGTGCATAACTGAAGAATAACCAATTATGACCTTAACTACAAACTTTCAACCCACGCCCGACGGCTGGTTCCACATTGCGCCGCACGGCACTTTTCCGCATCCGAATGGTGCGCTGCAGGTGATCGATGCGGAGGCGTGCGAGGCGATGTTGCGGACGTTCAACGAGGAGGCGCGGCAACCGAATTTTCCGGGCCTGCTGGTCGACTTCGATCACTTCTCGCACGATCCAGCGCAACCCACAACGGCGGCGGGCTGGATCGGTGGACTGGAACATCGCGACGACGGGCTTTATGCGCAGATCCGCTGGTCGGACCTTGGGCACGAGGCGCTGACGGGCGGGCGCTATCGGCTGGCGTCGCCGGTGTGGAACCGGGCCGATTGCGATCAATGGACGGCGATGAGCGGAGATCGCGAAGTCGTGCATCTGCGTCCGCGTCGGCTCGACCGGCTGGCGTTGACGAATGATCCGAATTTGCCGGGGCTCGCGCCGCTGTCGAATCGGGTGAGGCAGGCAATCGAACTTCGAACTCCTGAAATCGACGGTCATAGACCGCCGCTACAGGAAAACAAAATAAACATGAATCTTAGAAACGAAATACTTCAACAACTTCACCTGCACGGGACGGCGACGGACGCGGAAATCGCGGATGCGCTGCGCGGGCAACTCGGCGAAGTTGAAACCCTGCGCAATCGTTGCGCGCGACTGACGGAGACGCAGGTCGAAGCCGACCTCGAACGCTTTGCGGACGTGATCACGAATCGCGATGTCGTGCGGTCGCAACTGGTGGCGAATCGCGACGGGACCCTGGCGCTGCTCAATGCATTGCGTCAGCCGGAGCCGGTCGTGCCTTTGCATCAACCGCGCTTGCATCGTCCGAATCTGCACTTGCTGAGTCCGGCGTCGGGTGAATCGGATCCCGCGACGGCGCGTCGGATCGCGAACCGGGCGCGACAACTCCAGAGCCAGTTGAAAATCGGTCATCACGCCGCTTTTCGCATGGCGGAGGGCGAAGCTGCAGAGACGGAAGTCGCTTAATACAAAACAAAAAATTATGAGCCAATCCAACACACATGAAGGTGATATTCTCATCACCGCGAACGAGGACCTTTCCTCATCGGCCGACGTTCTCGTCGCGCCTTACAACAATTCCGGTTCGCTGGTCGTCACGCGGCCTGCGGCCAATAACGATTACGCGATCTACGTGCTGATTTACGGCGCGGTTTCCGGTGGCAAGGCCACGGTGCGTCCGCTGAATCCGAACCGAACGGTGCGCGTTGTCGCCAAGGGGACGGGCAATCCGGGAGATCCGCTCGTCCTGGCCGATGGCGTCACCACCGCCGCCGACAAGGGCAAGGTGCGGAAGCTGCCGACCACAACGGGAACGTATCGCCTCGTGGCGATCGCCGAGGAAGCGTTCGTCGATGGGCAGTTGGTCCGCATCCGGCCCACGTTTGGCAGCGTCACCGTCAGCTAATTCATTTCAGAAAAATTCTAAATATCTATGCCTAGTTTATCCGCAATTACCTCCAGCCCGATGCTGCGGGAGTTCGCCCAGGGCGCCGCGCAATCCGCGGTGCAGCCCGTGGCCGATTTCCTTGCGCCGACGGTTGAAGTTCCGACCAGCATTGGCCGTTACAAAATCTACACGGAAAAGAACCGCTTCCTGCCGCCCGACACATCCCGGGCCATTGGCGGGCGCGCCACCGTGCTGAGTTTCGACGCGACCGATGCGACTTACAACTGTCAGCCGAATGCGCTCGATTTTCCGATCGATTTTCTCGAGCAGATCGAAGAGGCCGCGCTGACCAATGCGTTGATGGAAGGCGCGACGATCGTGGCCGAGGTGGCCGCGCTGACGCACGAGCAGAATGTGATCAACACCGCGCTGGCGGCGACGACGGGAGGCGCGGTCGCCAAGACGTGGTCCGGGGGCAGCGGGAGTGATCCGATTGACGACATCGATGCGCAGATTCTTTCGGTGATCAAGGCCGCGCGGTACGGTTCGCTCATGGGTGTCGGTGTGCTTTTCGGCGCCGGGGCCTGGAGACTTTTCAAGAATGCGCCCAATGTGCGCAGCCGATTCGTCGCGGCGGGGGACTATGCGATCCCGAACGTGACGCCGGCGGAGGCGACGAAGCTTTTTGTGGGGAATCCTGAGGTGCGGACGTCGTACATGGTGGTCGATTCCGCGAAGGAAGGGCTCGCGCCGAGCGTGGGCTTTTTGCTCGATACCTCAGTTCTCGTCTTCGCCCGCTTGCAAAATCCGACGCGACGCGATCCGTCGTTCATGAAGACGTTCCGTCTTATGGGCAACTACATGGTACCGGGCTCGTACCTGCGCGATGACGGTCGCGTCGAGGTGGCGAAGTTCGACTGGAGCGAGGCAATCGCCGTGACCAACAACTCGGCGGCTCAACTTCTCACCGTTTCCTAATCTCCCAACTCCCTGAAACCGGCTCCGTCCGATCCGGCCCGGTTTCAACCTTCAGTCATCCTGAGCTTGTCGAAGGATCAGCTCCCGGTGACTCACTTATTAAAACTATGGCTTGGATAACTCCTGCCGAATCTGACGTCCTCACCGTACTCTCCGAAACGGAGCTGGCCACCTATCGTGCCGCCGCCCTTGCCAGCGGCCAGGCCGATCCGCTGACGCCAACCCTGGCCCAAGTGGTCGACTTGGTGCGCGGTTATGTCGGTGCTTACGGACCGAATACACTCGGCTTGCCGGGGACGATTCCGCAAAAGTTGCTGGCTCCCGCGCTCGATTTGATTGCCGTGCGCTTACCTCAGCGAGTTGGTGTGCCTCCCAAAGACGTCCGCAAGACCGCTGCCGATCAGGCCGTGCGCCTGCTCGAGCAAGTTGCCGCCGGAATCTTCAACATTGAGGAGCCCGACAACTCCACGACCGAAACCACCGCAGCTCCAAGACCGACCATCGAGGCCCGCCACCGCCACTTCACCCGCCATTCGGAGGAAGGCCTCTGAGGTAGCCGCTGTTGTCCCTAGCGGCGGATGTCTTTTTATTCCAAATAAATTATGCCAAGTATCCTAACTTCCATTCAGCAAGAAATCGCCGACCGTCTCCTGGCCGATCCCTTCTTCGCGACAATTCCCGTCCTGGTCGAAACGCCACGCGACATGACATTCGATTTGCAGGCAAGTGTGGCGGCGGCGGGAACGTACGCCGTGGTGTTGGTGCCGCAGGCGACGGTGAGCGCGCCGGGTGCGCCAGGGCCGATTTTCGACCCGGTGGAAATCGCGGTGCGCGTGCGGGAGAATATCCCAGTGGCGAGCGGGCCTCATGCGCTGGAGGTGGCGGAGACGGCGCTGGCGTTGCTGCATCTGTATCGGCCGACGACGATCAACGAGGTTCTTTGTGCCGCGCCGAATGCGTTGGTGCGGGTGAGCGAGGCGAACGTTGTGGCCTATGAGATCCGGGTGCGGACGCAGGCGGGCGCGAGTTATTCCGTGCCGCAATTGAATGCGCCGACCATCAGCAGCGCGGGAACGGTGTCGCCACAGACGGTGGCGTTAACATCGGACGAGGCGGGCGCGGCGGTTTATTACACGCTGGATGGTTCGCAGCCCGCGCCGAGGGGCGCGACTTCGTTTCTCTATACCGCGCCGTTTGTGGTGAGTTCACCGGCTTTGGTGAGAACGCGGGCGTGGCTGGCGGGGTATCTGGCGAGCGGGGAGGCGAGGGCCATTTACACCTAATCTATGTCAATCACACGCACAACATTACTTTCCGGTCCGGCGGCGGCGACGTTTAACGGGCACACCTTTTTCGCGCGGGACGGGATTTTGGTGACGCCGGGGTTGGAACTGGAGGCGGTGGATTCGGATTCGCAGGGGGTGCTGGATGCGACGGCTTCCCTGCAGCCGGTGATGATCAAGTTTACGCCGTCGACACCGTTTGCGGATTTGGTGGCGCTCTATCCGTGGCTTGAGGGAGCGCCGGGGGCTTCCTTGTTTGGCGAATCCGATACGCCGTTGATTTTGGTGGCGGCAAACGGGGTGCGATTGACGTTTGCGGCGGCGGCGATTGTGGGGATGCCGGATTTGCATCTTTCCGCGAACGGTTCCGTGGTCGGAGCGGTGACCTTTCTTGCACTTGGGGCGAGGACTTTGCCGATCACCGCGGCGAATCGGTTGGTGACGATTGATGCGGCGTCGATGCCGAGTGCGCCTTCCGGGACGCCGGAATTGACGGACGATTTCGTAATTACCTGGGGCGGCGCGCCATGGGTGAATTTACGGGCGCGGGACGGGGTGCGGATTCGCTTTGGGATGAAAACGAGGCCGGTGGTTTCGGATGCGAATGCGGTACTTGATCTGACGCTGGAGAAGCTGGAGGTGGAGGCGCGGTTCACGCCGGCGACTCCGGGTGGTCCGGGTGAAATTGATTTCATTGAGGCTCTGCAATTGCAGGGGGCGAGTGCGTTGCCGGGGCGATCACTGGCGGCGACGGGGCAGACGCTGGATATAGCCGGAGAACATTTGTGGGTGCGGTTGCCGTTGGCGCAGGTGGTGGCGGGAAGTTTGGCTTTTGATGTGGCGCAGGGGCGGATGGGTGAGCTGACTTTTGTTGCGGAGCGGGCGTTCGTTGGGGAGGGAGCGGAGGTGCTGATGTCGTTGAAGGAGGGCATGCCATGAAGTTGAGCTTGGACAATCCGGAGAACGATCAGCGATTGGCTCATAACAGGATAGGAGATTTCTTTCCGCATTTTACAGGGTGTGGGGAGAGAGCCAGGTCCTTCGACTGCGGCTCGGGAAGCTCCAAGGAGGAAAGAAGACGCCAAGGCTCGCCTCCGCTCAGGATGACAGCATTTTAAGCTAAAAATATGAGAATTTCTTTGAACAATGTCTGGCTGACGAATGATGGGGTGGCGGACCTGCAGGCCTGGACGGACGCGCATGGGGTGCGGCTGAACGGGAGGCAGATGGTGCAGGACGCCCAGTTTTTGCGGGCGGTGGCGGCGCAACCGCTGGCGCGAGGAAACCAGGTGAATCGTCTGCAATTTTCGGTAACGCGGCAGCATGCGAGCGTGGCGGAGGCGGGCGCGTACGCGGTGACGGCGTTCAGCGCGTTGCCGATGAGCGGGCTGGCGACGATTATTTGCGGGGCGTATGGGGAGTCGCCGCTGGTCTGCACGTTCACAGCGGTGCTGGAAGAGGTGCCGGAGAGTGTCTTTCACGGGACGAGGACGGATACGACCTTTGTTTTACGCGGTGGGTTGATCGCGGCTCTTTCGCCCCTGGTGGGCAGCGTGGTGGATGCGGCGTTGGCGACGACGGTCTATGCGTTTCCGCAGGGCGGGACGGTGGATGGGGGGAACCTGGCCGATGCGCTTTTTTCGGCGGAGCTGAATCTGGATGGAGGGGCTTTTGCGTAAGAGGAAGCACGACCAAATTACCAAATTTAAGGCAGGGGAAAGTTTCGCACGGAGGACGAAAGAGGGCCGAAGAGGAGGGGAAAGGCTTTGGGTGGAAGACAGGAAAAATTAGAGGTCCTTCGACAAGCTCAGGACGACAGGCGTTTTTAAAAGTCGCTAACGCGACCGGCGATTGGAGACCGCCGCTAGAACAACAAATTTATGGCTCAAAAAATTCAAGTGCGGCGCGGGGTTGAGGCCCAGCGGTCGCTGATTACCCCGGATGTGGGGGAACCGCTTTTTACCACGGACAACAAGCAGCTTTTCATCGGTGACGGTGCGACGGCGGGCGGGTTGTTGGTGGGCGGCGGTTCGATGACCGGTTATGTGCAGAAGTATCGAGGGACGGTCGCGATCGGGTCGGGGGCTGATTCGGTGGCGGTGACCGGACTGGGGCTGGCCACGGTCCCGGGTCAGGTGCTGGTGACGGTGCGAAAGCTGACGGGCGGGTTGAATCTTTTCGCGACGGTGCGGGACGATTCGATCACAACGGGTGGCTTCACGGTGGACCTTTCGGCGGCCACGGATACGGGGACGTACAAGCTCGATTATTTGGTGGTAATATGAGGGAGGTTTCGCACAACGACGCTATGGGCGCAAGGAGGGAAGACAGGGGACAGACTAAATTTCCAGATTTTCCAGATTACCAAATTGGGAGGGGAATGGGTCTTAGGGAGCTGATAGGTCGGATTGGATGGGGAGGGGGCGCGGCCCGGACGGAGCAGGGCCATCTAGGGAGGCATTCTTATCCGACGTGCTCAAGTGAGGTTGGTCGTCAACGGGGGCTGATCCTTCGACAGGCTCAGGATGACGGATTGATTGATGTGGGTCGTTTGGAGGTTGCGCGATGAGTTCGATGTGGACGCTGGCGGATGCGAATGGCGTGGAGAGGACGGTGGTCGATTGGGGGTTGCGGGACCTGACGCGCGAACGGATCAACCAGGCGGCGGATGTGGTGACGTTTCGGGCGGACGGGAGGCCGAGTGATGCAGACCCGTTGTTTGATCATGGGTCGACAGTGCGCCTTTTTCGGAACGGAATGCCATGGTTTTACGGGCGGGTGGTGCAGGTGCCGGGACGCGCATCGGCGAAGGCGGAGGACCAGCTTTACCGCTTGGCGGGTCCATGGTGGTACTTGGAGAACCTGGTCTTTCAGCAGGCTTGGGAGACAACGAATGGTGTGGTCTCGACGTTGATCCCGACAAACAAGAGCCGGTTGGTGCTCGGGCAGAAAAGTGATGGCACGAAGCTATCGACAGGAGCGGCGATCCTGGAGGTGCTCGCGTATGCGACGGTCCGGAATGCGCCGATTACCGTGGGCGCGGTGACGCCGGATGCGATCACGCCGTATGAGGAGGCACTCGATTTGTCGTGTGCGGAGACGATCCGGAAATTCCTGCGCTGGACGCCGGATGCGGTGGCGAGTTTCGATTACACGACGTCGCCTTATCCGACCTTGTCGATCTTGCGGCGGTCGGAGGCTGCGTCGTTGACGCTACCAGCATATGGCGCGCCGGTCTCGGGCTTTGACCTGACGCCGAGGCACGATTTGCAGGTCCCGGCGGTCGTGCTGAAGTTCGAGCAGACGAACGATATCGACAACGATACGTTTACGTCGTTGACGGTGCAGGCGGCGCCGACGACGGCGACGGGGGATGAACCGGGGGCGTTGGTGATGACGCTTGATCTCTCGGGGGCGCGGGCGACATACCAAAAGCAAAAGGTACGGACGGCGACGATTCCTGCGAGCGATACATCGACAGGTGTGATCGCATGGTGGAAGGGAAAATTTCCGTGGCTGACCGATTTTGCGGATGCGGACCTGGCCGTGATGTCAGGCACGCAGACGCGGACGATTGAGAATCCATCGAATTATCCGGATGTGACGTTATCGGATTTGCCGAATGAATTGCTGGAGGGATCGGTGGCGACGTGGATGGACCTGGAGGCGGCGCCGTTGCTGGTCCAGGCGACGTTGCAGTACACCGGGACGACGACGGATGAATCGACGGCGGTGTTTGGGACGACGAACCAAAAGGTGGTTTACACGCGAGTCGTGGGGACGAATGCGGAGACGCAGACTTACAGTCGTTTGACCTCGGAGACGGAAGCGGAAGCGATTCCATCGGGCCTGGCCCAGGCGATTTTTGATTCGGTGGGGCTGCTGCAATATGACGGAACGATCGAATTGACTGAGGATGAATGCACGGGTCACGGCGCGCCGGGATTGTTGGTGAACTTGAGTAGTGGCCGGTCGGAGTGGGCGACGATGAACGCGCAGATCCAGCGGATCGAGGAGAAGGTCGATCTCGGGCAAACGAAGATCACGGACGGACCGGGGAAACATCTCGGACACGGTGACCTCGCGGAGTTGCTGCACGTGAATCGGTCGCGGCGACTTTCGTTTCGGCTGAGCGAACGGACGAGCGGTTCGGTGAGCAGCAACGCGGCGAAGGTGCAGGGCGGGGAGCAGTCGCCGCGCTCGGATTCGTTGTTCCGGCCTTCGTCGGCAGGGGCGCCGGAGCCGAACAAGCCGTTTCAACTTCTGGATGCGTCGGATGTGAGTGGGTTGAAAGTGACGGTGTATGCGAATTCGTTTCTTCAGAAATCGCTGACGGTGAACGACACGTTTGCGATCACGGGGCTGGGGACGGCGATCTCGGTTTCGGTGGGGACGCAAATCTGGCTGGAAATCGATTTTACCACCTATGCGGTGACGGCGGCGGCGATCGGGTCAGGGTCGGGAGGATGGAGCGGATTTCCGAATCCGTTTGTCTATATGGGTACGGCACCGGACCAGGTTTTGACGAAGACGTTCATGCTGATCGGGTACATGGTGGCAACGAGTTCGACGCTGGATGGAACGGTGATAACGGGCGGGCCGACCAGCGCGCCGGTGAGCGCGAAGATCGTCCAGTGTGTCTCGCAGGACGTGCTGTTGCAGAACGTAGTTTTCAACGGATTGCCGGCGGTCTTTCCGTTTCCTCATCACGCACCATCGCTATGAACCTGACTTATCTCTCGAATTCATTCTTTCCCTTCATCGTGCCGGAAAAGGACTCGTCGTTTGCCTCGAGCGTAGGGCCGCAGACGGTTTATCCGGCGGGATTCAGTCTCGACGTGGCGCTGCAGATTTATTGGCGGGCGAAGAATTATCAACTGACGGCCTGGGGAAACGGGGTGCTGGGGGAAGTGACGCAGGCCCTGAGCGTGGATGGTTTTGTACCGCCGAGAAACGCGACCGTGGCGACGGATGGATACGGACTGCTGACGGGATTTGCGCCGATGGGGCCGGGCGACCTGGTGACGGGGCGCGGCTTGCGGCAGGTGATGCCGGGCTCGGGAACAATTACAGCGAGTGGGCCGGACGGGAGCGGGACGAATACCGGGGCGCATTTCAATCTCCAGGTGAATTTATTTTATCCTGAGATTTTTGAGCGGGACCCGGTGGTGAAATACGATGGGCTGTGGTGGCCGGCGATGAGCGTGTCGTGCTCGGTGACGAACACGGTGGAACTGGATTCGGGTGGCGAGGCGGGCATCGGTTTCGATTGCACGACGCTGCCGGACCCGGATAGCACGACGGAGATCGGGTCGTTTTCTTTTTTCGGAGTTTCACTGCCGGTCTTTTGCACAGACTTGGCGCCGCCGAGCGGGCCCGATCCCGGGGAGACCCGGACGTTTTCGGGATCGATCACGGTGGCAGAGGAGTGGAGTTAAGAATGGGTCTAATAGGTCCGATAGGTCTGATGGAATAATTTTATGAATATATCGATAAACAAATACAGGCGGCCCGGCGCGACGTTGGCCGGGATTTTTGGCCTGGCGATGAGCTCGGTGCTGCTGCTTTGCGGGGCCGGGTTGACGCCGACGGGTCAGGTGCAGAAGGCGGACATCAACGCGAACGGATTCAGCCTGACGAATGCGGCGACGGTGAGCGCGGTGAACCTGGTGGGCGATGGTTTGGGGGTGACCAATGTCACGGCGGGCGCGGTGCAGTGGACGAACGTGACGGCGCGTCCTTCCCTGCCGCTCGCGGTGACGAATGGTGGCACAGGGACAAATGCACCGGCGCTGATCGCGGGGACAAATGTGACCGTGACGGGGACGTGGCCGAACCAGACGATCAATGCGTCAAGTGGCGCGGTCGAATGGGAGTTGAAAACGTCCGCCTTCACGGCGGCGGCGGGTCACAAATACCAGATCGATACGAGCGGCGGGGCGGTGACGGTGACGCTGCCCGCGACGGCCTCGGTGATGGATGCGATCGAGTTTGCGGACGCAAAGCTGTCGTGGAATGCGAACAATGTCACGCTCAGCCGGAACGGGTTGAACATCAATAATGGGACGTCGAACTACACGGCGTCGGTGCAGGGAAACAAGCTGAGCGTGGTTTATATCAGCTCGGGTTATGGATGGAGTATAAAATGAAGAGATTGTTTTTGCTGGGGCTGCTGGGCCTGACGGGACTGGTGATCGCGTGGGGGACGCCGCAGACGAGTGATGCTGATTTGAAGTCGGCGCAGAATCCGACGCCGGCGCTGACTTCGGATGATGGCACGACGGTAAATGGGCATGGACTGAAACTGACGTTGCCGGGAGTGATCGACAATCTCCAGGTGACGAACTTTTTGATCGATGCCTCGGGAGTGTCGTCGATCTCGCCGGGGACGATGGTGCTTTCGGGCTGCACGTTGACGGCGGGGAACTCGGCGCTGCTGGCGGCGATTGAGGCGTGGGTGGGCGGTACGCCTTCCGGTAGCGCCTATCTTTTGATGGACGGAATTGGCCTGAGCGGGGCGGTCGTTTTGGAGCAGGACGCGAGCGCCAAGTCGCATTTCGGTTTCGCCAATAATGCGATCACGTCGGTGGACATCAGTTTCGCGCATCTGGATCTGGAGAACGATGGGCTCGGCAGTCCCGACCTGGATTTCTCCAACAATCCTGACTTGACGTCGCTCAATACGGCAGGCGGCACGGAAGGGATCGGCGGCTATAATGCGCCAACGGTCACGTTTAACGGCTGCGCCCTGGACATTTACTCCGAGGATGGGTTGCTGACTCTATTCCAAACCCTTTTTGGGAGCACGAGCGGGAGCATCGATATCTCGGGCGGATCGAACGCGGGGCTGGACGACACCGGGCGCGTGCTTGTGTCGGAGCTCGTTGCCAATAGCTGGATCGTAACAACGAATTAAAATTTATGAAAAATAGTTATCTGATTCTTTTCTCACTTTTGGTTTTGAATGCCCCGATGCGGGCCGCGCAGATCACGACCACGACGTCTTCGGTGACGATCAGTGGCCAGACGATTGCGTACAGTGTGTCGCCGACGCGGACGACGGGTTATTACCGGTTGGCGTTTGATTCGGGGACGAAGAAAATTGTCGGGCTGCTTTTTTCGGTCGGCACGACGAAGACGGTTTACACGTTGTATTGCGCGGACACGTATGCGGAGGTGCAGGCATTTGCCACGGCGAATGCGTTGACGGGATTGCCGGTTGATCCGAAGGCGGGTCATTAAAAAGGGGTACGCGATGAAATTCAGGACGAATCTTATTTTGAAGGTTGGCGGGTTGGGATTGATTTTGGGCATGACCGGATGCGGGACGGCGACCACAGGATCGGCGCCGTTGGTAGGGGCCACGACATCGACTTCGGGAATTGAGGCGTCGTTGCCGTTCGTGCGCACGGGTGCGGCGGTGACGACGGGCGGGGTGCTCGATTTTGCGGTGCAGCAGAGTGGGACGCGGACCCGGCTGGCAAACGAGATGTACACGGCGGCAAATGCGGTCTACTCGCTGACCGGCGGGACGTTTCCGACGCCGGCGCAATTCCAGGCGAGCATCGTGGCATTTGGCGGATCGCAGGCGGATGCGGGTTATGCGCAGTTTTCCGTGGCGATTGCCGCGCTGTATGCGGCCTATTATCCGAAGCTCGTGACCGGCGATGTGAAAACGGGTGTCGATCTATTGAATGCGATAGCGGGCGGCATTGAGGATGCGACGCAGGCGTATGTGACGACGCCGGTGGCCTTGGCGAGCGTGGTGGAGGCGAGCTTCTGAGCCATGAGCGAACTTATTTTTCTCGGAAGCGGGAAGATGAGCATCTTTGGCGGTCCGGCGGACGAGGGCGTCGGGCCGCACGAGGGGCTTGCACTCGTAGGGGCGCGCGATTTGGGCATCTGGTGGTGGTCCACTTTGTTCCTGCCGGAATCACCGGCGGGAACGACAGGGCTGGCGCGGCGGCTGAATCCGAAGGCGTTTTACCTGGCGATGCGATGGGACTATGCGGTCTATTCGGTGCAGTTCCTGCGGAATACGGTGGTGAAGCTGACGAATCCGGCGAAAGGGCTGCATGTCCTGGCGCGGCCGGTCGATTTCGGGCCGGGGGATGGGTCGGTGATCGACGGGCAGACGAGCCGGGATACGGGGCGGATCGCGGATTTGTCGCCGGGGGCGGCTGCGGCGCTGGGGTTGAGGACGGATGAGTTAGTGAGGTGTGAGTTGGTGAACTGAAAATTCAATGACATGACAAATCAGTGAGATTATGCGATGAATGATCCAAGCATGGTTGATATTCAAACTCTGAACAGCCCACCAATTGTTGAGGCTTTGCTCGACGTGCAGGTTGTTTTTCCCAAAGGTGTGGAACTCGAAAGATTGGCTGCCTTGCACGAACTATTTCAAGAGGCTTATCCGAACAAGAACGAGGTGCGGATAGTGCAGTTTAACGTTCAACAGCCATTAGGACAGAGTCCAATAACTTCAACCCTCGATCATGGTGTACAGGGTTATCGGTTTTTGACTGAGGACGGAAAACAGATCATTCAGTGCCGCCAAAACGGTTTTACTTTTAATCGTTTGGCTCCTTATGGAACATGGGAGGATTTTATCGCGGTTGCGCGGTATGCGTGGGAATCCTACCGAAAAGCTTTTCCAGAAGCTCAAATCGTTCGGATAGGGGTACGCTACATTAATAGCGTTCTGGTCCCATTGGTGGATGGAAAGATAAATCTCGAAGACTTTTTCACGGTTGATTTGCCGGGCCCGAAACAGCACGGATTTACTTATTCGAATTTCATGGAGCATAGTGTACTCGAAGATCCGGAAACCAAATTGGGAATTAATTGGATTTTCGCGCAACAGCCGTCAAACGATCCTTCGAAATTGCCAATAATCTTGGATATCGATATTTTTGCATTGGGAGCGCGTGCGCAGGAAGATGACCCGACGAAAATGTGGGAAACGATGCGGAAGTTGAAAAATCGAATATTCTTTGGTAGCTTTACAACAAGAGGTCTAGAACTCTTCAAATAATATGATGCCAATTCCAATTTCATTGCCATCTACCAATTCGGGAGAAATGTCTCGTTCTGCCAGCACGACCGGTTGTGAAGTTCGACAGATTTTAAGTAAATCGGTCGATCATTTCAGAGGCTCATGGACGTACGGTGAGCCTTGGCGGACAGTTATCGCCGAACTTGCCAGCTTATATGCCGAGTGTACCAGGACGAATTGGGATGGTTATGGGGCACTTCCTTTGCGTTCCGAGGTTTTCCAAGTTGCGGCTGGGTTTGCCGCTTCTATTCCATTTGACGTTCCAATGCCCGAAATTAGCGCTTCGGCTCAAGGCGATATTTCTTTTGAGTGGGCGCAAAATTCGCGCCGTATTATTTCCGTGGCCGTTTCAGATAATGGCGAAATACACTTTGCCGCTCTCAATGGGCACAGACGTACATACGGTTCTTTTCCATTTGATGGTTCGTTCGATCTTCAATTACATGATTTAATTCGCACGGTCTTGGGTTGAAATGGAACCCAATGGAGGTGGCAAATCACGAGCAAGTATCTCGATTCTTGCTTTTTAAGCGATGGTTTAGTCGTGAGTCCAAACGTGTTAAGGCTGAGGCTTTTATTCCGCATCCTTATATTGAGCTATCGGTGAGTTGCACAGAAAGTTTGAGTGTGGATGCCATTTGGTCACTAGGGCAAGCTGTTGTGGAACAAAGATCAGATTCAGTCAGACTTTATGGCCGTGGGGATTTGAAAGCCGCTACGGTACGTGCCCAGAAACTGGAAATAACGCGGGATGATAACCCCAAGTACCATGCAAATATCACTGATTGGCCGAACGAGGGCAAGGCAGTGCAGCGAATGATCGCAATCGAGTTAGCGGCGGAATCAAAATTAGTCATGCATGAATTTTAG